ACCACGCCGGATAGGTTGATCTGTGCGCTGGTGATCTCTGTTCCGCCCGCCGTCAGCTTGATGGTGCTGGAAGTTCCGCTGGTGGAAGCCGTCAGCTTAATTTCGCCCACCGTCTGCTTGATCTCGGTTTTGGTTTCGTTGGCGGTCAGATAGTCGCCGGTGCTGGCCGTCCAGGCAGTGGGGGCATTGCCCATCTGCACCATGGGGTGCATGATGGTCAGATCGTTGGTAACGGTGGCAAAGTCATTGGCAGTGCTCACAAACAGACCGTCTGCATAGCCGTCCGCGGTCGCCGTGAACGCCGCCCAACGCAGCTTCCAGCCGTTGTCCAGCTCAATGTCCTGCTTCGCATTTTTGAATGCTTTGTCGTAATAACTTTTTGCGCCGCTGCTGTTCTTGGTCTCAAACTGCAAAAACAGGCTGTCCGTGCCGGAGTTGAGCTTGTACAGTACCGATGCACAATAGGTCATGCCCTTGGCAATCACCAGCGTTTTGTCCGCGCCAAAGTGAAAGCGAGTGTTCTGCGCCTTGTTGGTCACGCGAACAGATTCACCCGTAATGGTGTAGCTGCCCTTTTTGCTCAGGTCATTGCCGCCTGCATCCAGGGTCGCATTGTTCCAGTCATCGGTGCCCGCGATAATATTGTTGCCGCCGGTGATCCGCTGCGTTACCGTCTGAGTAATGCTGTCAGCTTTCTGGTCAATCGCGGATACTGATTCTTTAACGGTTTTGAATTCCCGCTTTGTGCTGTCCAGGTCGTTTGAAATGGTTGTTGTCGTTTCTTCCAGACTGCTGACTTTGGTGCTGATGCTATCCGCCTTTTGGCTGATGCTGGAAACATCCTCTTTCAGGCTGTTCACCGTTGCGGTGGTGGCATAATCCTGCAGCTTGCTGTCAACGGCATCATTGGCAGCGCTGGTAGCGGTGTCCTTCACGTTGGCCGTTACCGTTTCAGTCACTGACTTGGTGACTTCGGTTTTGATCTCGTCAGCGGTCTGAGAAAACAGGCTTTTTGCGCTTTCCTGCGTCAGGTAGTCGCCGCTGCTGGCGTTCCACGCGGTGGGCGCGTTGCCGTATTGCAGCATGGGGTGCAATGCCATGTACTTGTTTGTAACCGAACCCGACTGCAGACCAAATCTAACGCCGGTCAAAATATAGTTGTCCTTCGGCGTCCATGTGCCATACCGTAACACCCAACCGTCCGATTGCTCAATTTTGATTTGGTCAGCAGGCTTTATGCTGGTGTAATATCTGCTGCCGTTAGCGTGCGAATAATGGATGTCCAGATAAAAAGCGTCCTTGCCCGAAACTTGCTTGTACATAACGGATATGCACAGCGTTACACCCTTGACAATGCGCGTGCTAGTAGTGTTAAAATCAAATATTTTAAGGCTATTGGAATTTGTTACCGTTGCACTGCCATCATCATTGTATTCAACAGTGCCACCGCCTTGGAGAGCAGCGTTCTTGAAGCTCTCACTGCCCAGGATCAGGTTGCCGCCGCCGGTGATTTTGGTGTCTTTTTTCACCTCAGAGGAAAGCCCGTCCACCGTTGCTTTCAGGTCGGTGTACTTGCCGGTCAGGTCGCTGGCCTTTACTTCCAGGCCGTCAACGCTGGTCTTGATCTCCAGCATTTTGCCGGTCAGGTTTTTGTAGCTCTGGCTGTTCACGGCGCTGGAACTTTCCCGGCTGGCGCTGCCTACGCTCTCAAAGCTGGCTTTGCCGGAGGAGATTGTGGCGCTCATCAGGTAGGTGTCGAACTCCCGCCCGCGTGCGTCCTTAATGTGCACGATCTGCCCGCAGGCAAGGCCGGAACTGCTGGGCACCGATACTTTGCAGGGGGTGTAGGTCACGTTTTTCAGCACGTTGTACAGGTTTTGGACAACGCTTTTCAGGTTGGCTTCGGTGCCGGTTGTCAGCAGCAGGTTGCCCTGCACTGCATAGGTGTTGGTGGCGGTGGTGCTGTCGGGGTAGATGACCCCCACGTCACTGTCCGACTGCCGGATCTGGACTTTCTCAATGGCCTTGACCGTGTAGTCCTCGTAGCTCAGGCTGTCAGCATAATAGGCGGTGCTGTTGCTGGCACCGTCCGGGGTGATTTTAGCAGTGTTGCGCTTGTCTGTGTAGGTCAAGAATTGCAGCTTGCCGTCTGCATTCATGTGGGCGTAGCAGCCTGCCGCTTCCGCCGCCCAGGAGATAATCTGTCGGCAGGTTAAATCATCCGCATAGAATGCCTGCACGCTGTAGCTGCCATTGATGGGCAGGCTGCTGCTGGCCAGCGTAACCCCCGCCCGCTGGCAGGCCAGCTGAACCAGCTGCCAGATAGTTTTGGGGAACTGTGCCTGATTGGCGTGCAGCCAACCGGAGAAATCGGCATCCAGCTTGGACATGGTGTCATAGGCCACTACTTTGTATACAGCATTAGAACCGGATACCTCACGCATCATGCCCTGGTATTCCGGTTTTTCGCAGTAGAACATGCCTGCTTTTGTCCGGGTATTTGCATCGTCTACTGTATACAATGTTAGCTTGTCGCCCTGGGCAATCAGCTTTTCATCTGCGGCAATGTACTCCACTTCTATTTCATCGGTGCACGCGCTGCCCAGTGTAAATTCGTTTTCGCTGTTTACGCTGGTTGTTAATGTGCAGGATAAAATAATGGTGGAACCAATCTCTGACCCATCTTCTTTTACAAGCAAATAATTCAGCATTTGGTTCCACCTTCTTTACTTTTCTACCATGTCAAAGCTGACATCTGTATACAATCCGCCATCCTCTTTGCACATGGTCAGGTTGTAAGTTGTATAGGAAATATCGCCTGTGTAGGCTTCCATTGTATGGGTTTCCCCCTGGTCAACGTAAGTTGCCGTATATTCCTTACCCTGCACCATCCCCACAAGCTCTTTCAGCTCGTTTCCGGTCATGGCATTGTAGGTCAAGCTTACTTTGTGCAGGTCGCGGCGCAGCCAGTCAATGTGCATCACGCCATCTTCGGTTCGCCCACTGTTTGAACCGGTATAGTTGGTGTGCTCCATCTTTACCCCATGCGGTTCATACAAATTTGTGCCATTTGCAGCCCATGTGGAGCTTTTTTTATTAAATGTCATGGCATCACCTTAAAATGCCGGAACACCGGTTCTGATTTGTTCGCGCTGTGCCTGATTTTTGACTGCGCGGAACACTTCTTTGCCGTCAATGATAATGCGGGTATCGCTGCCCTGCATCTGGGCCAGCATCTGCCGCATCAAAGCCAGCATTTCCCGGTCGCTTTCGGCGTTTGCTTCCAGCACGGTTGCTTTCATCAGGCTTTGCGGGGTCACAATTTCGGGGTTTGTCTGTGCATTAGCGTATTCGCCTGCCAATACAGGTGTCGGGGATGTCAGAACACCGCCGCTGGCAAGGTGGGGCAGTTCGGATATATTGGGGATAAAGTCAAACGTAACGGCATCCCACAATTTATGCCCTGCAATGCTGAACGATGGAATCTCAATCTTTAAGCTGTTCAGCCAGCCAATAAAATTGTTGATTAAGTCAATACCGCCATTTAGAACGCTTTTAATCACATCCAGTGCATTTTCCTTGAATTTCCCTAGTATCTGCATGATATTGTCCAAAAATGCTACTTTGACAAATGCGACAAACACTTTGATTGCATTTTTTGCAATGTTTGCAACCCCCGTAAATACCTCTCCCCAGTTTGTAGAAAACACGCCTTTCAAGAAGCCAATTAACAAATTGAATTCATCTGAAAAAGATTCCACAATCGCAGAAGCAACAGAAGCTACAAATTCTGCTATCCAGCCAAATTCATCCGAAAAGGATTCAACAATGGCAGAGATAATAGACCCGATAAAATTGCCAATCCAGCGGAACGCCGCGCCAACGCTTGATTTGATTTCCTCCAACTGTTCATCACTTACCAGTCCGAATTTGCGCACCAACATGGTAAGCCACTCAAATCCAAGCACAAACATGGCTGCAACCTGGCCGCCAGGCACAAGCAAAAGACCAAACCCAATCAGCAAGGTAATCAAATCGCCAAAGTTCAAATCCAGCTCTTCTTTTGCCTTAGCAAAGTCATCTTTCATCCACTTAATCGCGTCAGGCACCGTTTTTTCAAAAAATGTTACAATCTTTTCCTGAACGCTTTCTGGAATCAGTCCCCATAGCTTTTCTTTCAATTCATCAATGGATTCTTTCGCCGGTTCAAGCCCTTCTTTAAGGCCTTCCCAAAAATTGCTGGCAGCTTCTTTTAGCGTCTCAAAAACTCTTGAAAGTCCTTCCCTGAATGCTTCGCTGTTTATCATCAAATTGGTAAACTGTCCAACAATTGCGCCTATTGCAATCGCAAACGCCGCAACCGGTGCCAGTTGAAAAGCCCCACCTGCCGCACCGTTCAAAGCACCAAACAACTCAAGGATTTTTGCTGCTCCGTCTTTGATGGAGCCAAGAACCGTAGGCAGCAGTTCGGGGATTTTCCACGCCAAAAACGCTGCCCCAACCCCTGCAATAAACGGCAATACCGCCTGCGCTGCAGTCTTAATCCGGTCAACCCATTCCGTTACCTTGCTTTCCGCAAGCTGGCCGAACATGTCATAGCCGGAAAGGTCAATCCCGCCCAGCACACTGCCGCCGGTTCCGGCATCCCCGCTGCCGCTGCCACTACTGCTGTTATCCTGCGCAACATTCAGCTCATCAAACCCGCCAATTAAATCACGTGTATTTTTCGCGGCTTTTGCAGCAGAATTTGCCACATTGTTCAGCCCTGCACTTGCTCCGCCGGTAGCTGCGGTGGCTTCGTTCTTAAAATCAGCCCACTTTACCTGTGCGCCAAACAACCGGGCAATAGCTGAAATTACCGTCTGAACAACTTTTACCACCGCAATCATTGGCGGCAGAATTGCATTTACCGCCGGTATCAGCACAGCACCGATTGCTTTTGCCAGCTGTTCCACCTGCGATTTCAAAATACGCATCTGGTTTGCCGGTGTATTCAGTGTGCGGCCCATGTCCATCTGTGCATTCGTGGTTTGCTTCATAATGGCAATGTAGCGCAGTTGGGCTTTGTCTGCCTGCGAAAGGCTGTTAATGTTTTTGTTAATGCCCAGGTTATATAGTTCCTGCTGTAATCGAGCGTTGGATATATCCACACCCAAGCGGCGGATGGGTTCCAGTTCGCCAGAGATTGCAGCCTGCAATTTTTGGAAAGATTCTTCAATCGAAAGGTTGTGGAACGATGCAAGGTCATAGCCCAGCTGGGTCAGGTTAGAACTTAAGATATAGGCTCTATCCCCGGCCACGCCAAAGCTCGTGGTAAGGTTTTGGAACAAGGCCATGTTTTTCATTGCCTGTCCGCTGTCCACGCCCAGCAGTCCCTGCATGCGGTCTGCAAGTTCTGCCCCCTTGTCTGCAAAATCCCCCATTGCAACGGAAAACAAGTTGATATCTTCAACATATTCGCTGTACTTTGCAATCGCCTTGCCCAACGTCTGGGAGATTGCCACAATGCTAATCAGGCTTTTGGCCTTGTTTAGCAAGTTACTGAACGCACCGCCCAAAAGGTTAGTTTCGCTCACGGCCTTTTTGGAAGAAAGGTTGTCCATCGCCTTTTTCAGTCTGTCAAGCCCTTTTGTTGCGTTCGCGGTGTCTGCTTCAATTTCTACTGTTAGCTTGTCAATCTGTACTTCTGCCAAAACCTCACCTCCCAAACATGCGTTCCATAAATTCCTGTTCCTGCTTTTCCAGCCTGCGCTTATGCTGTTCTTCCGCTTCCTCTTCCGTCAACGGATACGGTTCGCTAGGGTACTCAAACGGTGTTTTCCCCTTTTCGATAAACATGTTCCCAACGCTGACATTCAAAGCTGCTATTGTGTACTTGTTTTCCATCCACGCTTCAAAGTTCCACCGCTGCATGCGCAGCTGGTGGGCTTTGCGGTAGGCAATGGCAAGTTTTGGTTCCTGATTCCAGTATTCATCTGCGCTCATGCCAATGCTTAAGTAAAACGGGAACATTTCATCAAAGATTTGTCCCCATGTTTTTTCTTCTTTGGGGAGATCGTCCGTTACTCGGTCTCCCACGTCACCTTTTTTCCGTCATCTGCCATGCTGTTGATTGCGTCAGCATACATATCGACCAGCATGTTGCACAGTTCTCCGCGTTCCTCGATGGTCATATGGTTCCAAATGTCGTCCACAGTCTTGCGCTTCACGCCCTTGCAGCGGGCCGCAAAAGCGCCGTAAAACAGCTTTTCCATCTGGGTTGCGGGCTGTGCATCCAGCGCGTTCAGGTTAAAACCACCAGCTTCTACCTGCTTTACAGTTTCGCGGGTATACATCAGCTCATAAGCTTTGCCGTCAAATTTAATTTTCATGTTTTAATCCCCCGATACCGTGATGGTGTCCATAAACTCAAACTCGCCGTCAGAAGTAATGTCGATATTAAAAGCGATTGCGTCATCCACGCCTTTGCCCGGCACCGAAACAGTATGCTGCCCGTGCCATATCCAGCCCCAGCCGCTGCGGCTTCGCACTGCGTAATATGCCGGGGTGTTTGCGGTCTGCTGCACTGCCTTATAATTGGCCGCATCAGAATCAATAAAGCAGGGAAAGCTCATGGTATCACTTTTGGGCAAAGCCGGGATCGTTGCCTGCCGGGTGTGCATCAGGGTGGTAACGTCAATGGTATCGGGTGCAGAGCTTAAATCCGGATACTCGCTTACCCATGCAAGCTCTTTCAGGGTAGTCTTGGAATCACCGCGAAGCAGCTGCACGCCTTGGGTACTGATAGCTACATGTTCATTTGCCATGTTTTCAACTCCTTATCATGTCCGGGTCAATACCCCGGTTTCTGTTATGCGCGCCCGGTATGTGCTTTCAGCCCGGTACGCGCTGTTCTGGTACAAATAATTGCTTTCAAAATAGCTTTGCCTGCTAAAATTCAGTTTTTCTGCAATTTCATCAATGCAATACTGTATCTTTCTGGCATTGCTGTATTTGATATTGCCGGATGTATACACCCGGATTCGCAGCTGAATGATTGCAAAACGAATTCTGCCGCTGCTGTCGTGGTCTGTCGGCCTGTCCTGCTGTTCAATCTGAACACACGGGAAGTTGGGCAGCTGGTCAGTAATCACGCTGCTTACCTTGATTCCCGGAAATTTTGTTTCAAGCTCTTGTGCAAAGCTCTCAAAAATCTGCGGCTGAAAATCTTCCACTAGCGCATTACCTCCTCCCAAACAGTTTTTATGCTTGCTGCCATCTGGGCGGTGCTTTCCCACATTGCACATGCAGGCGGGTTGCCCTTTGTGCGCCAAACATCCGGCTTTTGCTCGCCCAATCTGTTGTATACAGGCTGGGCGGTAGGGCCGGGAACACCTTTGTAAACCCATCCGTTGGGTTTTGTACCCTGTCCCCTGCCGTATGTTCCGTGCGCATACATCCCGCTTGGATGCTCCGCAAACGCAACGCCGGCGCCAAATTCAATAAAGGCAACGGCTTGCCCGGTGGCGTAAACAGTAGCCTTTTTGCCATCCGGCTCCACACCAACCGCAATATCGCTCATGTCACCATCATAAACGGCGGCAGTAAACCGTATCTTGGCAACTTCTGCCCCCATTTCTGACAGTCTTTTTACAAACTGTTCAATGCGGGTTTCCAGCGTTTTGCGCCACTCGCCATATTCTTTCTGCGCCTGCTTTATGCCAGCATCGCTTAAATTCAGCTTGATTTTCATGGCACGATTTCTTTCAGCGCATACAATACGCCGTTTATGGTATCTGCTTTTTTGGTCACAACATAATCCGGGCTTTCACTTGCATCGCGGTTAATCCAAACCAGCGTTCCTTCATGCAGCGGGCAATTCACATTTGCGGTGCATGCTGTTCGGCTGTAATCTGTAAACCCGCCAAAAGCGGCGGCTTCCATTGCGCCAACAGCTCCGCTCACACTGATTCGCAACTGCTCCGGCGGCTCCATAACGGGCCGTTTTTCGCCGGTGCGGTTTCCGTTTTCATCTTTGATTGCGGCAGAACCGATGCTGTTTTGGTACCAAATTGTTTTCTGGTTGGATCTAAGGTCTCGCATCAGCATCCAACCTTTCCAACCGGGACAATTTCTTCCAACAGCTGCTGCGGAACATCCTCACTGCCCCATGTGCGGCTGATACCGCTTTCGCTGTGGCTGGTCTCATATTCCGCGCCAAGTTTGTTATAAAATGCTAATGCAATCCGGAACTGCAAATCGCGGTATCGCTCTTCCAGCTCACCACCGCCAAAAGGAAAACGGCGGGCCAGTATCACGGATTCTGCGCTGTCCAGCAAATCCGCTAACAGGTCAAGGTCGTTTTCGCCTGTCCGTTTTTGCAATCGCTCAAAGATCTCCATACTGTTACCCGCCGTCATTTAGGATTTTGGCTTTCTGCCCCGCCGGTGTTCTACCACAGGGGGTGTTTCCGCCTTTTCGGTTATTACTTTCCCGTATTTTGCCATTTCGGCACTGTCCTGGTCGGCAATCTTCACCTTTTTCCCGGTCACGCAAAGCTCACCACCGTAAAACACTGCATAATCGGGAATCAGCCAGGTCATGCCGTCACCTTCATAACGGCAACTTCGTCCATCCGCTCAAAGCTGGGCAGCACGATCTCGGAAGCGTAGGTGTTTACGTTGACCGGATGCACGGTGGTTTCAACGGTAATGGCAACGCCGGTGTTCACAATAGCAACATCGGCCTTGCCGGAACCCGCAAGGTCTGCTTCCTCCGGGGTGGTGCCGTAAGCAGTCTTGCCCAGTGCGCCCTCCGGGATAAAGCTCACATAGCCGTCCGGAACAAACTTGTGGCTTGCGCCGCCCTCATCGGCATACAGTTTGTCGTAAATCACGGTCTGAATGCCGGTAGTGGATGCGATCACATCTTTGGCTTCATCGTTGGTCAGGTAGCCCATACTGCGGCCAGTTACGGTCAGCCAGCGATTCTTTACGGCATCGGTGGCTTTCATCAGGTTGAACGTGGTGGTGTTCATTACCATGTAAGCCAGGGTCACACCGTAATTGTTTGCCATATTGTCCTTGATGGTCTGAATCTGCTTGAACGGGTCAGCGGTTGCGGTGGCAGTCCACAGGTCGGTGGTAGTCAGCGCAGTGTAGTTTGCCTTTTTCCATGCGCCATCCGGGTCATAATTGTAGGTGTAGTTCACGCCATTGGCCTTGATGGTAATACCCATTGCGCCGTCCTCCGGGAACAGCAGCTGCATGCGCATGCGTTCCGGAACAACGTCAGCACCAGCAATCAAATCCTGCTGGTTATCGTAAATGCGGTTGATGACATCCGCCGCATAGGGGTCATTGCTGCTCTGGGCACGTAGAATCTCCTGGCGGTCTTTTTCCTTGATCTTGTAGCCCTCGCGGAAAAACGGCATTTCGGTTTCCAGCTTGCTCACGCCGATGCGGTCACGGAAAGTGGCCTTTGCATCAAAAGCAGAGGGTTTCAGGGAAACAGGCAGGCCCTTGTGACCCTTAATCCATGCCAGGTCAAGGCCAGCACGCTTTACAGAGGGGAACAAACCGCCGCCCAGGTACGGGATTGCGTTGGAAGCAGCTTCGGTATAGTTTGCCGCAATGATTTCAGGTGTAAAAAGTTCAGTAAGGTTCATGTTTTCACCTCCGTTATGCGTTCACGCCGGTATTGGTGCGCAGGATAATGGTATCCGGCAGGTCAGATTCTGCAGCAAGGTCGGTACCGCTGTGCGCCTTTGCCTTTACTGCATCAATCACGCCCGCAACCAGCAGGCTACCGTTGGGGTTTTCATCCGGGTCAACGTCATACAGCACAACGCCAACGCGGCTGTCAACTGTCAGTTTTTCACCAGCCTTTTTTGCGGTGGTTGTGGTAAACGGGATTGCGGTAAAATCATTGCTGGCCAGAATCTCAACTGCACCGGCAACATCCGTTTTCTTGAATTTCATGCTTTCACTCCTTACTTGTAATAATCAATGACTTTTGCGGCTGCCTCATTGGCCTGTGCTTTTGCCTTGCCGCTGCGCTTGGCAAATGCCATGTATTCGCTTTCTTCTTCGGTGCTTGTACCAGCGCCGCTGGGTCTGGGGCTGTTGCGCATAAGGTCTGCTTTCAGCTTGTCTGCAAGCACCTGATTGGCCTTTGCAGCATTGGCAAACACCGTTTCCATGTCGCCATCAAAAAGGGCTTCTGCCGTACTTTTGGCAAGTTTTTCATCGTAGCCAAGCGCAATATACTTGGTAACGTTTTTAGAAATGGTGTTTTCTTTCAGCAGTGCGTTATAATCGTTCTGCAACTTTTCCTGTGCGGATTTGGCTTCTGCAGCAGCGGTTTCTTCGGCAGTCATTTTTTCTTTCAACTGCTTTTTGTAACTGCTGGCTTCGCTCATCACCTTGTCAAAATCTTCTTTTTTTACAAGGTTCTTTGTATCCACCGGGTCAGGCAGGTCAACGCCAAGCAGCGCCGTCACCTTGTCTGCATCGCTCATGTTTTCAAAGCCGTCAATGGTGCTGGTGTCAAATTTCATTGGTTCCTCCGCGTTATTTTGTCGGCGTTCTCTCGCCCGTATTTGTGCGTTTTAGCGTCTTCTCTGACCTTTGCGTTTTAGCGTCTTCTCTGACGATCAAACAGGTGCCAGCCAACACCTGCATTTCCTGTGGGGTTTATCGGGGATATTATCAATCGGGTAAATCTCTCCGTTGCGTTCTCGGCAAACCTGGCACACTTTTTCATCCCCGGCAGTGTGCCACTGCACCTGTTCTACTCCGGCATCTGTAAATGCCTTGATTCTTGCAGAATCGGTCACGTCATCGGCGTATTGGTACGTCATATCGCTCCAATACCGCAATGCACGCCGGAATTCGTTCTTATGGTTTGTCCGGCTCAAAAGCCCCTCTTCAAGGTAGGCCCGCTTTCGGTCAATCTCGTGTTCGTACACATAGCCGGTAACGGCGCTGTATCCGGCAAGCAAGGCAAGCAGCCATGCCCTGTCGGGTTTTTCTTTGCCATGAACTTCGGCATCCTGGTAGCATTTTTTTGCCAGTTCTAAAAAGACTTCCTGATTGTCTTTGGCAATATCCTGGTATAGCTGCTTGCAGGCGGGCATAACGTTCAATTCATCAAACTGCGTTATCTTCCGGGATGCTTTTTCAAACCTGCGTATCGCCCTGCGGTTCAGCAGCCTGATTGCGCTGTCCGTTGGTTTCCAGTCCATTGTCAAGCTCCTCATTCAGGCTTTTTTCAAGCTCTGCCTGTTTTTCCTCGTAATATTTCATGCCCTCCTGCAAGGCCATTTCATTGTCACGGAACGGGCCAAGTTCGCGGTATACCGTTTCCGGCGCGATCTTTTCACAGCCCAGGCCCTGAATAAATACCTGCATCTTGCTCTGGATGTCAGTCAGGTTGTTGCGGGTAAACTGTGCGTACACATCCCCTACATTCAGGCCAAGATTATTTGTTGTGTTGCAAATGGTCAGGAACACACGCAAGAACTGCCTTTCACTGCGCCGGAACATGTCTTCACTGTCCTGGGCGCGGCTTTCTGCGTCTTTCCAGCCATCGCGCATAATGGTTGCCTGCCCGGTATCGCTGGTGGAAGAACCGCCGTTGCGGTTCGGCATGCCACAGATGGTCAAAATCTTATCATGCAAATCATCCACAGCGGTCTGCACAGTAGAACTGTTCATCTCGCTGCTGATGCGATAAATTTTTGCAGGCATCCCCTGCTGGGAATCTTTGATTTTGATAAACTTACCGCCGCTGGCAAGCTGGCTGTACTGGCCGTCTTCCAAATCAACGTTCTGGAATACGTCATACGCATTTACAAAATCCTGCACATTATCCACGCGGTTGCTTTCCAGCGTGTTAATACCATTCAGAAGCGGCAACACTACTTCAAACGCGCCCATTCTGGCACTGTTGTTGGGGTATTCCACAATCGGCACACTGCCGTACAAATGCCCAGACTGCCTGGTGATTTTCCCGCTTTTGATTTCAAAATATTCGCTGTCAGTGTAAACACCGTAATACTTGGCATCGTTTTCATCGTACTGTGTCAGCACACCTGCCATTGGCTTTTTGGTATAGCCGCTGTAGTAGATGACAAACGCTTCACGCGGGTCAAGGGTATAAATGCAGGCAGGGCTTCCCGCCTGTTCCGTGCCGGGGTCAGACAGAACCATCCGCACGCCAAGTCCCGCAATGTGCATCCAGTCAACGATTTCTTTGTCCTTGCTCTGTTTGTCCTCATCTGACATCCAGCGGTTCAAATCGACCAGTTTGTTGTTGTCCGTCTTGCTGCCTTTTGCGCCGATATACTGCACAGGGCCGGAAAGTAGAAATGCTGTTTTGAACGTCACAATCTCATTTGCGATGTTCACCGTGATTTTGTTGTTGATTTCCTCACGAACGATTTTTTCTTTTTTTCGGATATCCTGCTTGCCCCGGTAAACATCCCACAAATACTGGATTTCTCCCCGGTTCCTGTCGTGGGTGGCAATGGCAGTATTCAGCACCTTTTCAACGTTATCCGCTGTAATTTTCTGCTCGTTTGTGGTAATGACCCGTCTGCCGTGCAAACCCTCATCCGGCAGGATGTCAACAAGATATCTTTCCAAGCTGTTCTCCTTTGCACAAAAACAAAAAGTGCCAGCCAAACCAATTAAGGTTCAGCTGGCACTTGGCACAGGGCACTTGGCACTTTTATTTTTTCAGCGGCAAATGGATTTCAATGTTCCGTTTGCACGCTTTGCAATAGGGATAAATCGTTCCCTTTGCTGCTGTATCAACTTCCATCAGCTTCCGCTTGATTCCTGCCGCACCGCAGCACGGGCAGTAAACACTTACTCGCAATTTATCCCTTCTTTCAAAAATAACCCCGTTCCCGCCCTCCCGGTTTATGCTATGCCGGGCTCACCCATTGCAAAGTAGCAGGCTTTGCAACGTAACAGGCGGCATCCAGTGCTATGCGCGTGATGGTACGCCTGTTTTTGATTTCCTCTATTTATATCCCGCGCAGGAAGTCACTCCGCGGCGTCCGGCCCGTTTTATATCCCGTCTGTCGGTTTACGGTTTCTGCTTTGATTAAAAGGGGGCCACAACGCGCAACAGTGTCAGTAACAGAGTCCGCGCAAGCAGATGTGGCGTTTAGGTTATCTATCGCGTTTTGCCTGCGCCGGGCTTTCACCGGTGGGAGCGGCCCAACAATAGCAGTCAGCAGGTCTCGAACCTGCAACGGCACCAACAGGCGCTGCTTTTCCAACGTTATTAAGCTATGACTGCGTATAAGCAAATTACAGTCAAGTTAAAATCGCACGTTTCACGGTTGCATTTTTACAACTTGCGCGAAACTTAAAACTAAACCGCAACTTACCGGCGTAAATGTCGGGAACATATCATCAAAAGCCCTGCATGGGACACATCAAAGAGAGGTGTGCAGGGATTGCCTAACAGGGAACTTCAGTCCAGCGTCCAGGCTGAATCTTTTACCTGTATCATCGGCCTTGGAGCTGCCAGCTGGACTTGAACCAGTAGCCTGCCGCTTACAAGGCGGCTGCTCTACCATTGAGCTATAACAGCATGTGCGGTTCCTGCTTTTCACAGGCTTTGTCATCGTTTGTGTGGGAAACCGCACCGCCCACACAGCAAGGCGCTACCTTGCATCTGGTTCCGTATGGTGGCCTTGCACCCTCCGCCGCGCCGTTGCTTCGGAACGCAGCGCCCATATATGGCTATACGGTATATATCACCTGCAAAGTGCTTGACAGCTTTGCAGGTGCAGCGGACAAGGTAAGCCCTGTCAGGCTCTATGTAGCTGATAACGGCCCACATAGTGCCGGTTGTGCGCCGCAGAGCGCACTCTGGTGCCGCCAGCAGGGGTTGAACCTGCAAGCACCCGGTTATGAGCCAGGAGTTTTACCATTAAACTATAGCGACACAATAGCTGGCATTTCAGCCAGCGGGAGAACCATATTTAGGGCGGCGCATATGCAGGACGCTGGTTCCGTACCCTAGGAGGTATGAACAAAATGTTCATAAGAAAAAGCTAAACTATAAAGCCTTTCCATTTACTATTATACTATAAAATTCACATTTTTCAAGCACATTAACGTTGTTTTTTTACCAAATTCTTGTCCCAATTTCAACTTTGCCCGCATTTAGGCCTTGAGCGTATTGTGCAAGCATGGCAAATGCGTCCGGCACGTCATCATGTCTGTTTTTCCCTGCCATTGTGTACCCTGTTAAAAACGACAAAACACGCCTGTATTCCTTGTTATTCTTGATAACGGAATTATCTTTGAACAGGCAGTGTTCCATCACCCAGGGAGAATTTACAATGATTTTGGTTTCTTTGTTTGCGGTGGTGTACCTGGTCACAATCCTGGTTATTCCGCCGTGCGCCTTTACTTCCTGCTGGCATTTTTCTGCTACTTTGCCGCCTGCGCTGTTGCTTTCAAACTGGGCCAGCTGAACCTTGTGTTTCACAAGAACCATCCAGAGCCGCGTTTCCACCACGTCCGGTGCGCCGTTATCGCAAACACATTCCTCAATGTAAAAATCATCCCCGTATTTGTATGCAACGGGCAGAACCGCATAGTCAGAACCTTTTTCTTTGGTATCGCATACTGCAATAATGGCTTCCGGCGCTTTATCCGGCAACTCAAAGTATCTGCGCAGCTGATCTTCTGGGTACAGCTGCCCTTCCCGTTCAATCGGGCTTGTCATAAACAATGCGCGCCAGCTGGCATCATCCATTGATTCCCGCATGTCAATATAAAACTTGGTGCTGAACCCTACCCCGTTTGCATAATCAAAATTGCTTTTTTCTTCCTCGTTCAGGGCAGGCATGTGCAAAAATTCAGCCCTGGGGTTGTTTTCGTTGTTACGTTCCAGCCTGTCCATCGGGTCATGCAAACTCCAGGGTGTGGCAATGTGCAGTTCCCGGCATTCACCAATTTTGCGCTGCCGCAAATCCGTTGTATACAGCTGCCACAGCTTATCCATGCGTTCCCGGCTCATGGCTTCCTCAATGCCGCTTACAAGGTCATCGCAGTATAACAGCTTTTGCGCACGCACCTTGCCCGCATTGCCACTGCCGATAGAAGAAAATTCCAGTGTGGCAAAGCGCTTTGGCTTGTACATGTCTATCATCATGTCCTGTGCATTCGTTCTGGCAATGCACACGCCGGGGAACACATCCCGCCACAAATATTCCCCGCCTTTTGCCATAATTCGCAGGCATTCATCGTACACACCGCGCAGAAATGCGTTGCTGTGGCTGCCGCCTAAAATCGGCATGTCGGGGTTCCGTCCGGCAAGCCATGTCAGATAAAAAATGGCAGTGGTACTTTTCCCGGTGCCGGGCGGCATCATGATTCCTGCAATGTCCAGTTCCCCATCTTCCAGTTTTTGCAGGGTGTTTACCATCCGAATCAGCTGCTTTCGGCGCGGCATATAAAACCGGCTTTTGGGGTCACGATCAAGTTCAATGTACTGGCAAAAGGAATCAAAGTTATACGGAGCATTGAACAGCAGCAGATTCCGGTTCAGCTCAATCAGGTCATTGCAGCGCGGCAGCGTACCCAGCTTATTATGCAAATCCACACTCAGCTTGTGCGCCTGCTTGAAGTTTTCTTTTTCCAGTTCCCGGATTGCAGCAAACGCATAAACTGCTCCGTCCGCTGTCTTGGCTCGCATTGTGCTCTTTTTTGCAATTTCAGAAATTTTCAAAATAAAAAAGCGCCCTCCCTTAAATTTGAGAAAAGGCACTTGGCACAAGGCACTTGGCACGGTATTCAATTTACCACTCGATAAGCTGAATTAACTGGTTATACCGTAAGGAATTGTCTTTCACTGTTTCGTTTGCTCTGTGGCCGTCCTCGTATTCTACAAGGAATTTTGTGTATCCTTTCCGTTTAGCGGTAGCCGCACCTGCAACACCGCCCCACACGCCGCCAATCGCCGTACCGGCCACGCCGCGCCCCCAGGTCGAAATTGTACTGGGCTTATCCCCAGTTCCAATAATCTGCGCCCTGACAGCATTTGCAGCTTTTCTTCTACGTTCCTTGCCAGCAATTTCAACCTCTTTCATCCACTGCCCATATCGCTTTGCGGGCTTGTAGCACAGAACAACTAGGATGATGCCAGGAATTACACACAAATAGAACACATCCATGAATTTGGGAGCTGACAAAACGCCAAACCCGATCATGCAAATCCCAATAAAGAAAAATATCCTGCCAATCAAATTTTTCATCGTCCATTCCTCCTGCGGTTATTATATCATCTCTCCTTATCAGGTTCAATTTGCAGGTTGCACAAACTATTCTTTGTTTTTTGTAGGGGACTTTTTTGATTTTGAAATTTTTGCGGTTTTATTGTGATTCGTTTCTATAGCTCAGAGACGGAAATGACTTCGGCATGAAGGTCTTCACGCTTTACGGTTATTTCTTGTTCTTTTTGTATTCGGCCATTGCGTCTGCCAGACGCTGTTCCCAACCGGCGTTATCGTCTAAAAATTTATTGTAAAGAATTTCTTCGGCTTCTTTTCTGGCAGCGGCTGCGTCTTTTAGATTGGTGAAGAAGCCAAGGTGAATGCGTTTGTGCTTAAAGTTAATATATGCTTTGTAGGTGCCTTTTTGGGTAAGCGCAACACCGTTTATCCCGGTTCTAGAGTTTTTATTTACTGTTCCGTTTATGCGCGAACGAATTTTTGACAAGTCGGTTCCATCTACGTTTACGACTTTTCTGGTTATTTCCAATAGTTCTTTTTTGTCTCGTTCGCAATGACCACAGAATTGTAAGTTCTTTATGCTTGACAACCGCGTTGTGAATTCGCGCCCACACTTGGGACAAATTGCAATACATCTGGTACAGGTGCCGCTTTTTTCTTTATCAACAATCTTTTTTATAAAAAAACCGTTGATTGTTTTGCCTTCATATTTTTCTTTTGAATTTTTAGTGTTTGCTTCTAATTTAGTAAGCGCCGATCTTGCATACCCGAATTTTTTGCATGATTTACTTTTCCCGCTAATGAGTGAGTGCCCGGAAACATCAGAAACAGTTCCGCAAGAACAACGGCATTCAAGATATCCCTTTTTCGCTTTTGCCGGGTCCTTAGAACGGCCAATGACGGTCCACTGATCAAAAACAGTGTTGGGTGCAATTTCTAATTTTTGAGGCATTGTGGTTTACCTTTTTATTCTTGAAAAGCTTTGATTTCATCGTCTGCGCTACGATCCTGGCTATCGTAAACGCTCGGCAATTTAGGGGCATGGGGGTTAGGAACTTCTTCTTCAGGGGCTGTTTCCGGTTCGGTTTTACCAATGCCAATGGCTACAAGTTCCAGAGGGGCTTCCAGAGCATCAGCAAGCTTACGCAGAACATCAATGCGCGGGATAGACTGGTTGTTCTCAATGCGGAAAATTGTGTTTTTGCTGACGCCGCTTTTTTCCGCCAGTTTTTGTAGGGAGATACCCTCCAGATTGCGGACAACCTTGAGCATATTACCCTCTCTCCAGCAGGTACCGATTGTCGCACGAGCCAGAAGCTCAAATTCATGCAGATCTGCGATTCTGGTTTTGGCAATCGGGTATTTTCCGCTGGCGGCAACAATAGCAGTCATTACATCCAGAACGGCTTTGCCTTGAGGATAGAGTTTAGAGGGCATTTTAACCACACGCTCATTAGCAAGGGTATGAAATTTTTCCATGCCGGAAAGGATTGTTTTGCTTTGCATGACGCTAATGTGATTGAGGTAGTAATCCGACACACAGGGTTCTTGATACTCGATTGTAACATCATCAAGAATTTTGCAGCACGCGATGAAATAACCCCACAAGCTGGACATTTTTTCCTGTTCTGTATTACCCATAGGTTTGATTTCCATGTTTGTTCCCTCCTGATTTGCTTTTTAGATTGACCTTATTGTACACATTTATGGGTACGAATACAATAGGCAGGTTGTACAAAGTTATACCCAAGAATGTGTACGCGGTTATTATTTGGTTGACGGGATTGATTTTTGTTGAACTGCCGGCATGTGGGGTGTATACTTTGGAGGTTTTGAAGATCTTAAACTTTTGAAGAGACTTTTTGATTTTTTTGGGTTTTGAATTCGGGAATTGGGGGAAAGGGACTTTTTTGATTTTTCGGGATTGGAGGGACTAACCCCGCGCTCCGTTCGGCGCTAAAATCCCCCTCCGGTGGTATGCACTATTGTTTCAATGCAGCCGGCGGTTGTACCTGCAAAAAATGAGCAAAAAATAAGCCCGGCATAACGCCGGGCCGCTCTCACTTGCTATATTTGCAAGCAAAATATATTGTCAATATAAGGACTGATAACAATGTCACGCCGTTACACCTCCCTTGCAGGGTGGCCGGGCTTGCACCGGCGGCGCGTTATGCGTCGGCCTTGCGGGTTACTATCAGCACGCGGCGCGGATCAGCCGTTTTGCAGCTTGTGCAAGTGCTCTTGCCTGTACATCAAGCCACTCTTCCCGGCTGTTGGGGCGGCGCTCGCCGTTGTGCGTGCGCTTAAGCTCGGACGGGTTGCAAAGCCGCTTTGCAATGTCGCCATTATAGATCAGTGCCGAGCCGCCCCAGCTGTACTCGCTCCAGGTGCTTGCACCGTTCAACAGCCATCCTTCCAGCTCCTTGCAGCTGGCTGCTTCCCGGCCCTCGTATTCTGCCCGATCCTGGTAGTTATCCAGCAGGCTGACTGCGTAAGTGGTAACGCCCTTATCCCATGCGCTCCGGTCTTTCCGCGCTTCCAGCGCCGCCAAAATATCGCTATAACTTTTCATTTTTATACGCTCCTTCATGCTGTTTTTTGCTTTGGTAGTGGGGCGGGGCTGCTTTACGGTGCATCCCTGCTAGAGTATCCGGCTTGCTGGTTATAGCTCGGTTACAAATACCTCTGTATCATCATCTGGCACAAGCTCCCCATCATCGTTATACTTGCACCGCGCGCCCTCTTCCCCGGTGCCCTCTGCCATGTCGATGCAATACTGTACATCTTGCACCATGTAGGCACCCTTCTCTTCATCGTACGGGAGCGCGCCCGCGTTGAAATACTCTCCCGCCCAGTCCGGGCCGTACCCGGTGCCGTTCCATGTCACGATGTTGACCTCCACCGTGCGCTTGCCGTCTGTGATTTTCATTTTTGTTACCTCCTGCCCTTTGGGCTCTTTTCTTTTGATGTCTTTATTCTATCACCGTATACGGTTATTGTCTATTGACATTCTATACAACGTTGACGGTTATTTTGTGTTAATTTTGTACATATACGGTTTTTGCTTGGTGTGTTATAATGGCTTTGGAGGTGATCTATATGCCAGTATCAGCAGCACACACCCGCGCCAGCGTCAAATATAATAAGAGTAGGGACAGTATCACAATACGGCCCACAAAAGAGGACGGCGCGCAAATCCGCGATGATGCGGAGCGCGCAGGGCAAAGCATCCAAAACTATATCTTGCAGGCCTGCCAAGAGCGGCGGGAGCGCGATGCAAGCAAGTAACGCCCCGCCAGATCACCCGCCGGGGCTTTGCATGCCCCATCTGGAACCCGGCGGGCAAAGTCGAACGAAAGTCGAATCGGTTTGAAAGTCGAATGAATTTCAGCGCTTCCGGCATCCCCGGCGGCGCTTTTTTATGCACTTTTGTGCTTTTGGGCTGCTTCCAAAATTTAATACACGTTGCAACGTCAATTCGATGTTCGCTAAATCATTATTTAGCGAAATATGCACCCAAAAGGCACATTTTGCCCAGCTGGGGCCGTCCTGGGGAGCATATCCGCCGGGCCGGAAGGCACTGCGGACAGGGTGCGCCGGTCTGCATCCTGCTGCCAAAGTCGAACGGGTTTGAAAGTCGAACCAAAGTCGAAACGCTCCCAAAGTCGAAGGGGAATCCCCTGCCTAAAAGTCGAATGATTTTGCGCGAAAAAATCTCCGGCAAAGTCGAATTGGGTTTGTATTATGCACTTTTGTTTCATAATTCAGGTATATACCCCGTATTTTTGACCATTTCACATGGAGATTTGTTTCAAGTGGCGGTTTTGTAAGGTGGGATAATTATTCGTGTTCAGGGGTCTTTTTTGATGATGACCGCTTGCTGCTTCGTTTATCCCGCCTTATTTTCTTCCCTTTGTCTTTGGTTTCCCCGCTTTTCTTGTTTTGCCCTTGCCTTTACCAGGCATTTCCGCGCTGATTTTAGGCTTTGCTATGGCATTTTAGCGGATAGCGCGTTTCTTTGCGTGGTTATAGGCATAATAAAAGAGCACCCGGCAGTTTGTTTATATGCTGCTAAATGCTCTGTTTTTGGTTTATTCGGTTTCTTTTGCTTGTTTTTTTTCCCTGCGTGGCTTTGTTTGAACCGGTTCTATCAGTTGCTCCGGCTCTTTGACTTCCTTAAAGTCGTCTATCTCTACAAAGTCGGCGCTGAACCTGTCTTCTATTTCCTTGCGGGACATGTTTTCGCCTAACGGGTCTTTTGTTGCGGTTATAATCTCTTGCTGATCCTGGAAGCCGTCAAAGTTTTTCTGCCAGAACAGCCCTGTTACCGGGTTGATTGCGCCATCCTGCATCAGCATTTCCCGGTACATCCCGCATACACGCTTTATTTCCCTCGCGAATTCCTGGTATTCCTTTTGCGATCCGCGCCGTCTCCCGCTTTCCCAGTCGTTTACAGTGTTTTTATCTACTCCCATAGCCGCATATGCCGCCATGTTGCCCACTTTCATGTTATACTGGACACATAGATCAAGATAGTCATAAAAGCGTTTTCTGAGGGCTGGCAGGTCGTTTGTGCTTATTTTGGGAAGCTGGGATATCACAAGCAAAAATTCAATGCGCCTTTGATTCCCTTCCGGCACATTATCAGGGTCATTATCAATCATGATCGGGCTGTTTCTTTTGGTTGCCCCGCTTCCCATTGTTCTGTGCCTCCTTTATCCGGCTTATGGCCGTTTTGTAATAGTCGGGGTTCTTCTCTATCCCGATGAAGTCTCTATTTGTGTTGATACAGGCTACTCCGGTTGTTCCGCTGCCCATGCAGTTGTCTAATACCGTCTCGCCTGGGTTTGTGTACGTCTTAATCAGCCATTCTTCCAGCTTTACAGGCTTTTGGGTGGGGTGCAATCCCTTTTCCCTTTGGAATTTCAGAATTGTTGGTGGGGTTCCGCTTGCCGTCACTACAGTCTGTTAAGATGTCGTCACGAAACTTTCCCCAGTTTTGGGAAGCCTTTCGCCTTTGCCCCCCCTATTTTTATAGGGCTTTCCGTCCACATATTGCTTGTTATAGGTCGACTGGTGCTTATAGAATATCTGGATGCTTTCATGCGCTTTCAGGGGCTTGCGGTTTGCGTTCAGAAAGTCGCTGCCGTTTTCCTTTACCCATATCAGTTCATACCGGTACAAGTCTTTCCCAGCGCTTACAAGGGCCGCTGTAAATGGCATATCGCTGTGCAGTGCTATAACGCCATTGCTTTTGATTATGCGCCTGTATTGCGCCCATAGCGGCTCCAGCGGGATGATGACATCCCATTTATTGCGCGTTGTACCATAGGGCAGGTCGCATAAAATCATGTCTATACTGCCTTCTGGTATCCCCTTCAAGATGTCCATGCAGTCTGCGCAGTATAGTTTCATGTATCCTCCATATAGCAAAAGTGCCAGCTGAACTTTCAAGTTCAACTGGCACTTGGCAATTAAGCACTTGGCACGCTATTTCTTATTGATATTATAGCATATTATGCGCTAATATGCAAGTTTTTTATTTGCCGGTGCTGCCAAATCCTGCGTTGCCGCGTTCCCGCTCCGGCATCTTGCTGCACGGGTAAAAGCCGTAAGATTCCACCCTGATAAACACGATTTGGGAAATTTTATCCCCAGAATGGACTTTATAATCCGTTTTTCCGTGATTATAGAGCTTTACGCAGATGCTCCCGGTATATCCTGCATCGATCACACCTTCGCTTGTCAGATCATGCTTAACATTCAGGCCGGATTTGCTTTTCAGGAACCCCGCATAGCCCTGCGGAATGTCAATGTGCACGCCGGTATCAATTACAGCGCTCCCGTTCGCCGGAATCATCACATTAACAGGGCTTTTCAGGTCTGCACCTGCATCCCAGCCAAAATGTGCGTATTCCGGCATGTATGCGCCGTCATCCAGCACAACAGCAACCTGTTTGTACACAGTATTGCAGCTTTTGCAGCAGTTATTTTCCATTGTTTCCTCCTTTCAGTTGCTCAAGCCCAGAATTGCGAACATAAAGCACGGAAAAACCATCCATGCCCAAATACCGCTTCCTGTGATGCGCACCATATAGGCGATGAATGCCAAAGTCGCAGTCAGTGCAAGCGCGTTGCCGATACTTTTCATATGTTCCTCCTCAAATGTTGTGTTCCAGAACCGCTTTTCCGTAAGTCGTGCCGTCTTTATCGGCAATCTTGAGAACGCCGTTAATGCTCACTTTAGGCGGCTTTCTTTTGCTGTGTGCCGCCATCTGCGGGCTGCCATATCTTCCTTCTTTTCGGCATGCTTCGCACTTCTTTTCGTTCTTTTTTCTGGCAAAAACCCTCCCGCACCATTCACATTTGACAAGCGATTGCTCATTGCGTCTTGCGTTTTGCAGTGCAACAGCAGCTTCATGATGCTTTTTCTTGCATTCCGGGCAAAGTCGGGCTTTTGCGCTTCCCTCGAATTCCTTTTTACATTCAGTGCAAATCTTAACCATTTATTCACCCCCGTGCGTGTGCTCCATGTAAATTACCGGATCTTGGTTATCTTCCGTAACTGCAGCTCTGCCGACAGATACGCCAATGGAATAGGCTCCTGCAATCAAAATTGTGACAATCGCGGTGCCAAGAATCGAAAGGAAAATGTTCATTTTTGCTCCCTCCAAAGCCCTAAAATCTGTTTGCAGCACAGTGCAAACAGGTAGATCAGCAATGCGCCGATAAGCATCGCGCCCGGTGCTGCAACGAAGATCAGAGCAAGGCATTTGATTGTGTAGATGCAGTTTGCGTCAAATGTTGTCATTTACCATCCTCCTTTAATCAACTGGTTGCTGTTTTGTCATGGGGTCACCTCCGGGGGGTTCTGGGAGCGGCATCCAGTGGGTTACATGACCAAGGCTCTTAAAATAAGAGTTCCAATGCCAACCAACAATTCCGTTCTTTCTTTTTTCTGTTTCTCTCCACGCAATCGAAATAAAGCAGTTGTCGGAATGCACAAGAACTTCATCAAAGGTAACCGGCAGCCTGTCTTTAACACTTATCCATTCATTTCTTTTGGCGGAAACGCATTTGCTGTTTTCGTTATCAAACCTCATATTATTCATCTATGTTCACCATCCTTTGCGTTACGCACAGCAGAAAGTATTGCATTCTTAATTACGTCTTTTAAGTCAATATTATTTTCTGCAACAACCGGCATCATTTCTATATCTCTTGTAAAATATTTCGTTTTTCCAACGATCCACTTTCCATTACAAAGCTCAACAGAATACCCAGTAGTCATAATCCATTCTTCACTTGTTTTAACAAAATAGGTTTCGCGGATAGCCCAAGGGCTTTTATATACTTTCATCGTCTTTCCCCTTTCGGCTGGCTTGCGCCCGGAATCGGGCAGCCTATTGTTGTATTCATTCTGATGCCTCCTCTAGTTGCTTGTCCTCAGATTTTTCATCATATCATCGGTTAAGTACAAGGCCGCTCCAGCATATTTGTCATGGTATGTACCGTCCTCGTAGATTTTGCGCTCGTAGTAGTATTCTATATAACTATGGTCTTTTTCTGATTTTCGCATCGTTACAGAATCCATACGGTCTTCCTTATCGAGGATGTTGTCTCCGTCCTGAACGCCGTAGCATATATAATCTTTGTGGCCATATACACCACCATAGTTGTTTGTAAGCATTTCAGTAGTGACATAGGCATATACAATTTCTTGCTGGATAGAAACCGTCTTTGTTTCTACGACAGGGTTTTCTTTGAATGGGAACACCAGGACAAGCAGAACGAGCAGAGCGACTATACAAAATGTTACCAATAGTGCTTTCTTCATTCTGTTACCTCATCTACATCATTGTTCGTTACCTCTGCAAGCCAATATTCGCAGCGGCATTTGTCGCAATTAATCCCTTCGCACTCTTGAAAATCCGTTCCGAGAAAATTCACGCAGTAGAACTTTGGGCACAAGGAAAGCACGTGATTACTAATGGTTGCTTTTGGGAATACCTTCAAAAACTCACTCTGGCGGGTCTTAACGGGGTGCTCTTTTGCCCATTGCTCGACAATCTGCACAGCCTTTTCCACGTATTCGATTGTATCCATGATACAGCAGCAATTTTCTTTGTCTTGCAATGGGCATTCAGAACAACTGTCTTTGCTTTTGCACAATCTGAATTGGGTTTTCACATATTCAACTGCGTCCATAGTCTCACTCCTTACTAAATTTATCCATATTTTCAGGCGTTTCAAAGCTCATAATTGCTCCTCCGTTTCAGCCACATCAACCCCGATGTTTTGCAGCGTAACCTGCGCCCATGTGTCGGCCAGCTGGTCAACGCGATAGCTCGAATACTTTTCCGTGACAGGGCCGCTCATGGCGTTCTGGATTTTAACCAGCGTTGACGGCTTCAGTCCCACCTGATAGCAGGCCAGTAGGCATAAATACAGTGATCTCAAGGCAATATCCTGCCGTTCTTTCATCACTTCCTCATGCACTTTTGCGATTGATTCAGCTTCAAGCTTTGCAATATAAGCTTCCGCCTCTTTCTTGTAACAGGCCGGAAGCTGTATTTTGGCTTTCATGTTTATCTCCTCCTGTGGCCCGGCAGGCCGTGATTCCTCACATCCCGCCGGATTTTGTCTCCCCTGAGCACATCCGCTTCATTCAATGCCTACGCCTGCATGCGCTGCTTGCTGATGTCATCCATCTTGGCGCGGTATGCCAGATACTTTCCACAAGTGCTATGGCATAGCGTGTGGCGTTCCTGGCAGTGCTCACATGGGGCGGATAGTGTTCCGATCATTTTTTATTCTCCGTTCCTGATGTAATTTCCCCATTGTTCGGCCATTGCTTGAGCGATGCCAGGAAAAGTTTTGCTTCTGACTTTTCCCGAACGGCTGATAGTATCTTCCCACGTCCGCGCCTTTCCGCTCGGCAGCCTGCCAAACAATACTGCGTTGTCAGGCTTTGGAAGCCCTGTTCCATGTAGCACCGGAAGATTAACCAGCCAAAGCGATGTTGCTTTTGTAACGTAATTTTCTGTATCTTCTGTAGATTTTGCGAACATATATGGGTGAATCGTTTGGTCTGGTTTTCGATACGCCGTGTTCATAAATCCTATGGGATTTTCGATCGCTATTCGCTCCGCGTTTGCTGCGAAAAATCGCATAAAAAATACCGCGCCTTTTGCCCTCTCAACCCACCGTGCAACCACCTTTTCTGGTACTGTGCACCGCAAAGAAAAACTACGCGTTGCAACATTGCTAAGATATGTGCAAGGCGGGTGAGCGATCAGCAAATCCCATTTTCCTATTTCGTGCGTTTTGCCGTCCATTGTTACGACTTGCCCCCCCTCAATAGCTTTCAGGGCATCGCCCAAGATGTGCCATTCCGGGTGTCCGCCGGACGGTTCCTGAATATCGCAGCTGTATGCTTCAAATCCTCTTTCCCTGAATGCCTTGCAAACGGTCTGCGATTCTTCGCAGGCAATAAGAATTTTAGGAGGCATATGTTGAACGGTTTTCATGGTTCATTCAACTCCTGTATAACAATTTCCGTTCTTGGATTTTCTTTGTCGTAGAGCACACGGGAGCCGTCCACGCTGGCAATGATGGTGTTGTTATCGTCTGCAAGGATTTTTGCGGCTACCAGCGTGTCATGGGCGGCTTCGAGTAGGTTCGTTAAGTCCACGCGGCGGCGGGTTGGCATGTAGAACACCGCAGCAACGTGATAGCGCCCCGCCAGTGGGGTTTTCGGCTTTGGGGCAAGAAAAGTTATGGCTTGCTTTTCGTAGCGCTTATAGGCGCTGCTAGGGGCTATGAAGGGTATTCCCGTTTTTCGATTCACCAAAATGCGTTGTGAGTTCTTTTTCGTGACCGGCGGCAGCGGGATGGTGTACTTGTAGATCACATGCCTTCCTCCCGTGCCTTTGCCCGGAATTCCGCTGCTTTCAGCTTCCATTGTGCTGTGTCATAAGCGCACTTCATCAACTTCTCGCTGTATTTTTCCATTTCCCGGTCAAGTTCAATCGTTTTTTCTGTGCAAGTCTGTGCAAGCTGCATGTACAATTCTCGGTTAGTCAATGTTTGTCACCTCACAAAATAGATGGAACGGCTTCACCCACGCAAAATCAAGCTGTCCGCAAGCGCCGTGCCTGTTCTTGACGATCTCAATCACGGTATCGCTTTCGCTTGGCGGGTCTTCTTCCCGCTGTTCTCGCAATTTGGTGTAGTGTTCCGGGTTAATGGCAAGAATCATGTCTGCATCGTGTTCAATGGTGGCGGAGCCGAACATGTCGGACATCTTGATAAGCCCCGTGTCGGCGGCTCTCGCAGCCTGTACAAGCTCAATGATGCAGATATGATATTTCATTGCCAGCTGCTTTAATCCCCTTGTAAGGGCCGCTAATTCGTCATTGCGCTTTTCTTTGGCGTTCGGTGGTGCCACAAGTCCCAGATGGTCAATGACAACCACTTCCGGTTTTCGCTCCTTGATGGTCAGTTCAACGTCTGCAAGGCTGGTCAGGCTGGAATCATCCAGAATCAGCTTGTACCGTCTTTTCAGGATTTCTGCATCCTCTGCAATCTTGCTTTCTTCCTCTTCGGTCAGCGCATGATTTGTGATGCGGATGCTGTCGATCTGTTCCCATCGGGAAAAGATTGCTGTGTAAAGCTGTTCCCGGCTCATTTCCATTGACTGGTACAGCGTCAGGCAGGTTTGCGATATCTGCGCCGCCATTTGCAGGGCCAGTGTAGATTTGCCTTTGCCGGGCCGGGCGGCAATCACTGTTACACCGCTTCGTACAAGTCCGCCGGTCAGTTTATCCAGCGTTCCAAAACCCGTTTGGATGTTGTCATTCGGTTTTTTCAGCCATTGTAGGAAGTCCTCTATTCCATCAGCAAAGTCCTTTGCGCTGCGCTGGCGCTGGTGCTCCATGATGTGCTGCTGCTTTTCCATCATGGCGGCAACCGCGCCGAACATTTCATCCGCGTCTGCATCCGATGCCACAAGTTCGCCCATCTTGGCAATCATCAGCCGCTTCCGGTATCCATCCAGGACACAGTTGATGTAGGTGTTAAATCCGCTCACCGATGGAACTGTCTGGGCGCATTCGTAAGCAATCGCCTTGATGTTTTCTTTGCAGCGTGATATTATCGATACTGCATCCGCCCGTTCCCCTCTGCGATCAAGCTCCTTGCAAAGCAGGAAGATATCTCCCAGGTCTTTGATGCTGAACATCTGCGCTGTCAGGCTTTTGAACGCTTCGCTTTGCCGGTCAGGCTCTATCAGCATGATGCCAATAACGGCTTTTTCCGCAACAGCTGTATTCATTTGCCTGCCTCCTTCCACCCAATGAGTTTGGGAACAACGCCGTTAATCAGATCTTCCCGTGTGTATTCCCGGTCATAGATAGGAATCAGGTCTTCAGACTTGCGGGGTTCAGCAGGTGGCTGCGCTGTTTCGTCTTCCCAGCGTTTTTGATTCAGCCAGGTAGCAGGATATGGGATATACTTGCCGCTATCTTTCTGCCACTGTTCTGTGGTCTTGAGATACTCAAGGCTTTTCAGGATTGCGGACAAGGTAGATTCGTCAGTAACAAGCTTCTCAAATTTCTTGCGTGCATCTGCCTTGCCTGTCTTCTTGGGATAGGCTGACCAGAAGGTGTCAAATCGAGGAGAAATCGCGTCAACCCCTTGGGGGGTATAGGGGGTATTCTTAATTTCTTTATTATTCTTTATATAAAGGTCTGTGTTAGCACTGTGTTGGTTCTGTGTTACCTGTTTGTTAGATTCTGTGTTAGTGCATTGGTAATCACTGTAATTATTCACCGTAAACACGCTAAATTTTCCGTGTTCGCACTGTGTTATTTCTTGTGTTGATTTTAGATGACATAAAGCAGTGCGCACAGATTGAACAGATATGCCGGTATCTGTTGAAATTTGGCGGATAGATGCAACTGCCTGTCCAGTTTCCAGGTGAACCCCCTTGTAATAACAGGGTTCATAGCAGGCCAGAAATAGCAGATGCAGGAACACACATTTTGTTGGAGTGTCTGTGTACCACCCCCATTTCATCATGCGGCGGTACAGCTTGATGTACCCTTCGTTTGCCATTTTTCAAAACTCCTGTGCTTGTACCATATCGTCCGTCCACTGCGTCCCATGTACAAAACCCAATTTCATCGCCTGCCTTTCGCTCAAAAATTAAAAGGGGAGATCACCGTCATCTTCAATCGGCGTGTACTCATTGTTTGCCACCACAGGCGCAGAAACGGCCCTATTAGCCACGTTCTGGCTTTGGGCGGGTTTTTCTTTATTGCCTGCAAACGAAACGTTGTTTACAACCACCTCTACGGCGTTCCTGTTGTTGCCGCTCTTGTCCTGATAGTTCCGGCTCTGTAAACGGCCCTCAACGGCGATCAAACTGCCTTTCTGGAAATAGCGGCAGACAAATTCTGCGCTCTTGTCCCAGGCAACGATGTCAAAAAAATCTGCCTGATTCTGGCCGTTGGCATCCTTGCGTCCCCGGTCAACTGCAATGCGGAACGATGCAACATTTTTACCTGTTGTAGTCTGGCGCAGCTGAGGGTCAGCAACCAGTCTTCCCATAAGTGCAACTACATTCAACATGTCTTTAATCCTCAAAATAATTCTTTCCAAACCGCCGGGCAAACTCTTCCTTTGTCCAGCTGTAATCAATCATTGCCATGCGCTGTGCGGTCATCTTGAGTTCAAGCCGCATCCCAGCATCCAGCCCTTCCACCTCGGGCCAGCGCTGTTTTTCGCCGTGAATCCATCTGTGGCAATCCGGGCAAACCAAAATCCACAGGCCAAGTGCTTTGCTTTTTGCCCGGTTCTGGCCGTAAAGTACTTCATGCCGTACCAAAGCGTGGCCGTTAAGGCAGCAATAACACTGTGGGTGGCCGAACATGTCTTTCTTGTTTGGCATGATGGACGGTGCATAGCCGTTGGAATCAAGCGCAACGCCAAATTCGTTTTTCATTCTTGCTTTTCCTCAATTTTTAAGCATGCCTTTGATATCATTAAAAGCAGCAACCATCCCAGCGTAAAAAGCAAGCGTTGTCATGCTCTTAATGTCATCTTTGCTTACGGATTCAGAAGATGTAAAAAGAGACCGCGATGCGGAATCAGATGCCTTGCGAAAAGCCTGCACAAATTCATCGTTTGTTTGCTTCATCGTCCGTCAGTCCTTTCAGCTTTGCAATTTCGTCCGGTGTCATTGTGGGGATTCCCTGCTGCTGGCACTCCTGCACAATCAGTTCCAACAGGCGGTGCATCTGCTTGCTGTCGTATACACTGGAACCATACCAGCATTGCAGAGTGCAGAACGTGCCGTTTGGTGTAGGCATGGTATCCAGCAAAACAACCTGCCAGCCCTGTCCCTGGCTTTCCCATCCGCGCTTAAAGGTTTCTATTGCTTCCTGCTTGATGGTGACGATATCGCTTGCACCTGCAACATCCCGCACAAGGTCACGATAAATCTCAACAGCAGGCTTTTTCAGCTTTTCGGCAAGCTGGTTCATCAGCGTCCACGCATAAGCGTTAGAAGTCAGGCTGCGCTTTTTCCGTACCTCGCCAAAAACACCTGCAAACAGCTTCCCGGGGCCGGATTTGACTTCGTTCGCAAAGTTCTGCGCTTCCTCCATGTCTGGCTTGTTTTTAAGACGAAGCATCAAAATCTCACCCATCAAGGTAGCATCCGCGATGTTGATTGTATGGCTCATTTGCTCCACTCCTGAATCTGTGCAATCAGCGCATTGCAGCCGTCCAACGTTTTCATTGTCCCGCCGGGAACGGCTTTCAAAGCGTCAAGCACTTCATTTCGTGTATGTTTTGATTTGGCGCAATACTCGGTAATTGCAGCTGTTAGTGTAGCGCGGGCTTTGACATATTCGCTTGCTTCGGCTTCGCTGGACTGAATATCGCCTTTGGTTGGCTGTTCTGGTGCTACGTTTGCGCTCGTCTGATTGTGGTATTCATCACTGTCAGGGTCTTTTGTGTCATCAATGCAAAACAGGCCATTCAACGCATATTTTCTGGCATAGCTGGATGCTGTACCGGTAATCTGTGCGCCGTCCATACCTTTTTTGGCTTCATCCTCGCGGGCAAAAGCTGTGGTACTGGTTGAGTTTCCCTCTTTGTCCGTTACTGTGGCAATGGCCTTGATGTAATAGCGGTTCCCGATAAGTACAATATCGTCCATAATGGTCAGCGTGCAGCCATATTTTGCACAGAGAGGTTTTGCCGCTTCAAGAATGCTTTCCGCGTTCCGGTATTTGTACTTTCCGAAAGAGTTGTAAAGGTTCTTGGGTGCTTTCAATTCAGATTGAATCTTAGAAAGCGCTTCAAACACGCTCATACCTTTTCCTCCTTTGTCACAATCCCGTTCACAGTCAACTTTTCAGCCTCTCTGGTGAACGTGATATTCAGTGTTCCGCACGCTTCAATGCCGAGATTTTCTTCCTTTTTCAGGCTTTTCATCATCTCGCAGATTAGTTTTTCAATGTCATAGGATTGCCCATCAACACAGATGCTTGCAAAACTTTCCGAGCAGTAAAGGCTTCCTGTGGCTTCAATGCTATAGTTCTTCAGTTCCATCGTTATCCTCCCTTACCGTGCTATCAATGCACGTTTCGCCCCAAATGCAATCCTCGCACATAATGGGGTGGCCGTATTCGTCCGCTGCGCCGCAGCCGGGAAAATCAAGATCAGTCATCGGCAGGCACCAGTCTTCCGTTTTCGGCTTTGTACCAGACATCAGGCAGGATGTTTACGCCATCAACAACACCAGCAGCCCATGTTTTAATGTCGTAGTTATATTCATTTTCCTCGGCGCAAACCAGAACAGCCCCCATATCTCCTTTTACACGCGCATTATAGGAGCGGCTGCACGCAATTCCATTTTCGCCCACACTAGATTTTCCCTTGCTCGTGGCGGCACCACGATCACCGGCACTGGCGGCACCACAATCACCGGCACTGGCGGCACCACAATAACCGGCACTGGCGGCACCACAATAACCGGCACTGGCGGCACCACGAGCACCGGCACTGGCGGCACCACAATAACCGGCACTGGCAGGCTTTCCATTTTCGGCGTTGTACTCATTGGTGCAATGAGACTTTGTGTACTTAATCTGCGCCTTTATCAGCCCCGCAATATCAAGTTTGCCTTTCACTTTGATGTCTGTACCGCAGATTTTGCTATCTTCTTGGTGCTCGTCCAAAACGCCTGCAAGCTCAACTTCATGGTACACAGAATCCGCAGGAACGTAATATCTGAAAACATCCAGCGGACGTTCGCAGGCATGCACACCCTCTTTGCAGAGCTTTGCCACATCAGAGACATGATCTTCAACGCCCTCCGTATATTGCCTGCCTTTGCATTTCAGGTCTTTATCAAAGCCCTTGTACGCCTTAATCCAAGTTTTGTTATCGCTCATTATTTGTTTCCTCCTCATCCAGTCGTTTTGCCATGCCGCTCATTGCAGCGCAGTAGGCGGCGCAAATCTGGCTGTATTTCCATTGTTCGCTGTTGTTCGTGTCCAGGATTGCGATTTGGACAGTTTCAAAAAACACCTGGTATTTTTGCGGGTCATTGTATTCAAATGCCATCTCGATGTCAAAAGAGTTCATGCCAATACCTCCCGCAGCGTAATAGCTGCCCCAAAAGCTGGTCATTCGGATGCCTCCACAAGTTCACCGTTTTTCAGCAAATAGAAGGTGTCGGGCTTGACGGTTTCGCCGTCAACCTTAAAACACTGCACATCTGTACGATGCCAGTTGTATTCATCATCTTGCGCCCATTCTGCCAAAACAAGCCAGCATCCTAAAACGCCTTTTGCTTTACAATCAATGCCAAGCGCGGCAGCAACGCTTTCCTCGCCTGTAGCAGATGCCGCGCCATGCC